TTTGAATAATCATACAATGTATCTTTAAACTGTATTGTACCGTTTTCACGTCCAACAGTATTATAGTTAACTGTATAATCTTCAGTAACCTGCGAGTCTACTTTTTGTAGTAATAGCCAGCCGCCGGAACCTACTGTTTTAATTTTTACAATACTACCAATAGAATTGGCTAAGCCTGCTAACTGATATGATCCAACTATTGTATCGTTAATATTAGTAAACTGATTAAATCCAGTTGCATACCAATCAACATAGTCCCAATACAGCGATACATTGTAACTTTGTAGTTTTCTTCTATACCACGCAGTACCATTCCATGAATATAATGCCCACTTACTTTGTATACTTTCGTCTGCGTTAACTAATACAGTGACTGGTCTAACTGTTATAGTAGTACTACTGTTATAACCACTGCCAGCGTTAGTAATTTTAATGCTTGTTAGTTGACCTAGATTATTAATAGTAATATCAAATTCAGCGCCAGTACCAGCACCGTTAATTTTAAAGGTTGGTACAACTTTGTAGCCGCGTCCTGCATTAGTAATATCAATTCTTGCTATTCTACCATTAGTAATAATAGGTGTTAGTACAGCAGAAGTAATTTTATTTGTGCTTACAAATGAAAGTTCTGCTAACGTGTCTGTTACTATATCATACTCTTTAGATAGTAATGTAGGCTTAGAATCTTGATTGGATAATGAAGAAATATCATATTCGTCAACTACAAGATTTTCTGCTAATTTTAAATTTATTCTTTCAATAGTCTGCTTTAGTGCTTCAAATCTATTAACAAACATACTTTGTCTTGGACGATTCTGTACACCATAACGGTTTTTAATAGTTATTGTAGGATCAGGAACAGTTCTGTTATTGTCGTCAAAGCCAATTAAACTATCAAACCATTTGCGCTCTATATCGGAGTCAGGCTTACTTGTACTTAACCCATCTGATATTAACTTATATTGACTATGCAAGTTTTGTGTTTTCTTAGGACCAGTTGAATATTTAATATTCAATACTAAATCATCACTATCAATAAGTGAATCAAAGTTATTAACAACAAATTTGTTTTTAGAAAGCAAACTTACAAACGGATAACCCTGTGTTCTTGGATTTTCTATTAGTGCAGCAATATCTGTAATACTTAATTTTCTATTTTCCATAACAGGAATTGTAACTTTATTAACTACCCAAAAGTAATATCTATTAGTAAACGTCTTACTAACTTCGTCATAAATTATTTCTGTTGAATATTTTGTGTCACCGAATAAACTGGCTCCACTAATTCCAGCAGCAGTTCCGTTAGGAGTATCTGAAACGCTATCCCATATACTTGGAATAAAATCACTTTGCACCCATTCAAAAATATCTATCCTTGCTCCTGGTGTTAGTTTATTCCAAGTATTCTTTTGGAATGCCGTGGAACCTTGGTACGGATGGGCAAATTTAGCACTGCTAATATTCCACCATACTTGACCAACATGTGTAGTTGTCCATGCTCTATTCGGATCAACTGAATTATCAGCAAGTGCTCCTGTATTATATACAGCAGGATCGAATGGAGTTTTAAATGTAATTTCTTGGTCGGCAGGTCCAGCAATTTTGCCTTGTATTGGATCAATATAATCAACATACGTTACGATTCTATTTTCACGCTTGTTATACAAGAACATGCCGCGGATATTATCTACGTCAACTGGAGTAATGCCATCACTAATAACACTCCAGGCAAATGTTGTTGCATTTTTTCTAAAGTCAACTATTGATCCTTTGTAGCCAGCAAAGTCATCAGTTCCGCCTGATCTCGCACTTGTTAGCTGATCAGGCATTCCGATATAAACGTGGTTTCCGTTAGTATAAATGTTCTTGCCAAACGTAGTTTGTGTTAACGAATATGTAAACTGCTCTGAATATATTAAGTTATTATTAATATTTTCATAAACATATACAGCTCCTTTATCTAGTTTAATATTCTTAAAGTTAGTAAACAAGTTATCAAACGTAGTCGCTGTATCGTCTGTTGCAGTAAATGCACTAATGTCAAACGTAGTTGGTATTGTTTGGTCGCCATTTAAACTAGATACAACTAAGTTATCAGTTCCGTATGATAGTCCAAAGCCAAAGCCTTCGCTTTCTTCGTTGTTTGGTGGTGTAAGTGTTTGAGTTAATGTAAATGTTCCTGCTGTTTGTGTGTAAACATAAACAACACCTTGATTAATTTTACTAACATCAGATAGCATTGAGCTTACAGCAATTTGTGTTCCTGCTGGATTTAAACTAACTTTGTCAGCCCAGCCTGTAATATTATCAGGTGCATTTATTGTTTGGCTTAACGTAAACTTATCATTAGTTACACGGTATATTGCAAGCTTAGTATTTACTGTACTCGTAGTATCTGTTTGTTTTGTTGTTACAACTAATACTTGTGCATCGGCACTAATATCAAAACTGTTACTAAATTCTAATATATTTTCAATTGGATCAAATACCGATTCATTGTAAAATGCATTTGCTGTTAGGTTTGGTAAGTACCCCAAGTAATCAATATTAGTGCTTACTGTTGCCCAGGAAACGTTTGAAGTACTTGGTACTGCTGCGCTTACTGCTATATTAGTTTGGGCTTCCCATAGTGCATTACTTTGTACAACTATATTTCCTTTCTTATAGGTATACGAATTATCAAAGTTGCCGCGATAGTTATCGTCTTTAGCTTGCTTCCAGCTTATTTTGTTCCAGTAAATTGGATCAAGAATAACATTTTGGCCTGCTGTTACTGCTTTGCGACAAATATAGTAATCATCTTTATATATTATAACATCGTCTACAACATAAGCTGATATTTTATATTCGCCTTTAAAACTATCAGTTACTGCAACTCCGTGTCTAAATATTTCAATTGCTCCAGGATGCACTCTGCGTCCGGTAGAATCAGTTTCGCCGGCACTAACAACACTATCGCTTGCAACTAGAAGTGTATAGTAATTTCCTGTTTGTACTATTGCAACTTTAGATCCAAATTTTCTATTTGCAGCTCTATGCTCTGATGTAAATGTATCTTGGAATCTATAAGTGCCGTTACGCAATCTTCTATAGATAGAAAATGCACCTTCATCTGCTAATACTGGAGATGTTCCAGTAAGTGCTGCTGGTATATTATATACTTGTGTATAATCTTTATTTAAACTGTAAGGAGGGTTTTGTACGCGCTGTACACCAGATTCAGTTGTTTCATCAAAGAACCAATATTCCTCATCTGTTATTAACGGAGTAGCAACAACATCAAAGTTGCCAACTTTTTCGTATACAACTAACTTGCCAATTAATGCTGTTCCTAACACAATGCCATTGTTTACATCTGTTACTGTGCCTATTTTGCGAGATACATCAGTAGCTCCACGTAGTGCAGTGTTTGCTCTACGGAGGATTTGATAGCGACCAATATTTGATAGTTCATTCCAGGCGCCTGTAGTACCGTCTGTATTTGCAACAATTTTTAGATAGACTCTAACACTAGTAAAGTTACGCTGCATAAACATTACTTCAGCACTGCTAGATGTAATACTAGTTAATGCTAATCCGCCTTGGCCGTCTCTAGGAATTTGAACATCTTCAATTATGTCTCCAACTTGTGGTTCGTATGCAAACCCTTGGAAATCAAATTCTGTAAGAGTAAAATCTACGTAGCCGTCCCATAAGTCAACAATTGTCTGTTGCTTGTTTAAAATAGCGTATGAAAATCCAGCACTTGTAACATCAATTACTCTGTTATCAAGGTTATATAATCTAAATTCTTGCACAGCTCCGTTAGTTAATGTGTCAGTAAATGATTTTGCAGCTCGTGCTACCCATTTATTACTAGGCAGATCACGTTCGGTACCATCCTGAGCATCTGCGCCTGATGGATCGCCTCTATATGATAACTGGCTAATAAAACTAGCTTGGTTTTTCTTAGTTACATATACTCCGATACTACCAACAGTGTCTTGAATATTAGAATAATTATTAAGCGCACGGGCAGATCCTTGGAGTTTAACATCAGCGTAAACTAATCCACGTCCTGCGTCATAATATATACCATCGTTTGAATAACTAAAGCCTGTATTAATATACCAAAAGCCGCCAACCGCAACTGTTGTACTGTACGTCGACTCTTCTGTATATGCTCCTACTAATTCAATTTCATTAACATATAAATTACCAGTAATACCAAATACACCGTTTGTATTTTTAACATATACTACTGCACTGTCATTACGTGTACTTGTATATGTTACTTCAGCACTACCAGTGTCAGTCGAAACTATAGCTCCTACAACTGGAATTGATACAAAGGTATCAATAAAAAATACATGATCAATTTTTTCAACAATTGTATGTTGTTGATTTATAAATGATGGTGTTATTTCTGAAATTGCTCCATTAAATGGAAGATAGTTATCTAATGTAGGATATGCATAACTACGTTGATTCCACGCTAAGTTAATTGTATCGCCAGCGGTTGTTCCAAGGTACATGTCTGTAGGAGCGCGTACTAACAAGTGGCTTACTGTATTATTTGCTAATCCTGGATCGCCTGCAACTAAAAGATTTAGTACCGTGCTATCAGCATCTGCACTACTTGCAATGTTTATATATGTGTCGAATGTACTAAATGGCTGGTTAGCTACTTGAGGAAGTATTCCTCTATTTGCTTTCCATAAACTTTCTCTATAACGTACAATATCACTTTTAATATAAGTTGCATCGCCTTGGAAATCAAATGTACTTGCGCCAGTCGATGCGTCTGTTTTATATGCTAGTTTAGTTTTAATATTACTTGCCTGAGGTATACCTACAATAAGATATTCGCCATCAGGCGACACTGCAATACTTTTACCAAAGTCTGCATCTGCGATATTAAATAAATCGTTATTATCAAGTTTTATTTCTTGGTCTAGTAGTAAGTTAGATTGTTCTCTAGTTCTTCTATAGACTGATACTTTTCCGTTTATATCATTCGGTGATGATACAAACACGTTATTATTATTTGCAGTTATAGCAACACTATCACTAAATCCTTGATCAGTACTGTCGTACAATGACGGATTTGTAATTGATTGAGAATTTAAATAAACAGGATCATTTTCTAATACAGCCCATTCATTAATGTATGTATCTACCCATAATCGCTGTTTAGGATATATCTCTTGATTTGTGGCTGCGTTAATTCCAGCGATGTTACTAACTCGTACAGTTCGTAATACAGCTAGTGCAAATGACTGTTCTTCAAAATCAATTATTTCGTTATCTAATGGAACTCGTATTTGTATAGTATTAAGATTAATATTATCTACTTCATATAATCCGTTTATTGCATATGCATTTGCTCCTCGGATACCAACATAGTCGCCTTTGTATAATAATGCATCTGCCCACTTATCAAGTGTTATGTCTACTAGGCGCAATCCGTTATCTGCAACAGTAGTAGTAAGTGTCGAAACTATGTTAGCATTTACACTTGCTCTTACTAATTGCATAACAGTCCAGCTCTTATTATCTGTCTCAGTTATCCATATACTATTACCAAGATCAATTTGGTTAGTATCTACTGATGCAAGGTCTACTAAGTTTCCAACAATAAAGTCAACATCGTCTTCGTTTGCATAACCAGCAGTTTTAATATATTCACTAGTTAACGTTTTAATAGGAAACGGCTCGCTTGTATAACCTTCTGGTCTATCATATACATCCGTAGGTTTAATACGGAAAATTTTGTCATAGTTGCGGTTAGGTATAACATTTACAAGCTCAATAGCTTGCGGTGATTCTTGTATGTCTTCTTGTATTAAGTTAAACTCAATTTGCTTCACATCATCTACTGCACCATAACGTCCAACTTGTATTGCCCACTCTTCGTAGAACTCTAAGTTATCAGACGTGTTGCCGAGCGCATTAAACAGCTTAGTAAACACATTCATAGTACCCTTGTCTGCAATTGCTCCTCTGTAAAACTTAAACTGACTTACATCGTCGTTAATAATATTAGCAAGATACTGGCGCTTTTGATATCCTATCAAATGCTGTGCCATTTTTTGCTGTTCGATATCAAAGCTGTCTGAATCTAAATCATAAAAGTCTGTAAACTGTGTAACTCTATAATCAAAGTTAGTCATTAACTGCGATACTGGTTTTTCATTTAATTGATACCAGTTAGTTGAATTAAAGTTTTGACTTCCGGACGCATTAAGTGTAGCTACATAATAATACTGCTTGTATTTTACAATGTCGCCAATCTTATAATCTTTCCACTGGGCCCAGTCGGTATATGACGCATCATCATATACAAATCCAGGAATGTTTAATCCGCCGCGCCAGTCATCTGATCTATATCCATTAACTTTAATTCTGTCTTGTCTGTAGCCAGTACTCGGAGTGTAAATGGCATCATTGAAGTCTGTTGTATTATCTAATAGTACAACATGCTCCTTTTGTACCAACGGAAGTGATACATGGTATAATCCTTCGTCAGTATCAACTGTTTCTAGGCCAAAGCTATTTTGATCTCTTAACAGACTGTTAAATTCTGAACTTAAAAATAGACCGTCTGCTTTATAGATACTGTACCCGTAAAAATCATCTTTGATATTATCAACTATATGATAATCTCTTTTAAATTCTAATAAGTTTGCTCCAGGACTTAATGCAATTAACGCACTGTTTGCCCATCCTTGTGTTGTCCAGAATAAAAACTCCTTCGCTGCGTTAGGCCAATTTTCAACTACGTTTGACCCGCTAATAACATTTTCAAAACTAAATCCAATTGCTTGTTGACGCTGACTATAGCCTAATATAAAATCAACAACTTCTTGAGCATTACTAAGTCTGCTGCCGTATTGTAGCGTTTTAATTTCTTGAGTATAAAAGTCTTTCTTGAATTCAGCAGTTTTGCCGCCTTCAACTGGTAGCACAGGTAATTTAATTATATCTGTAGTATCAAAAGTTACACTACTTGTAAAAGAATTAATAACTCTATAAAAAGCATTGTTATTTTGAATTACTTCACCACTTATATAAGCAGTATTACTATTCCACGGCTGGACCTTTTCTGCTATTCCGCCAACTGTTACTGTCGAACTAGTCGATCCTTCCTGCACATCATAATATTCAAAGTACGGCTTTTCTAAATTATATCCTCGTATAACATAACCTAGTTCAGCACGTTCTATAATCATACCACTGTAAATTGCAAGTTCAGTAGGACTACTAGTGTTTAGGAATACTTGATAGTTTTCCTGCGGGACAAATATTCCGCCTTGTGTTTGTTCTTGTGTAGGTGACCTACTATCAAGTATTAAATTAAATTTTTCTTTGCTAGTAAATCCAGCAACTTTAATACCTAGTTGGTTAGTAATTGTAGCTAGTTCTGTTTTGTATCCTTCATATACTGTTAGTATATCACTTGCTACTAGATTATAGATATAGTTTACTAAGCCAGAAGTAATAGTTCTTGTAGATGAATTAATAGTATTTGGTAATTTTAGATTCTTAATAACAACAGGCTTGTTTGTATCCTTATCAACCCATTGATTTGCTAAGTTTTTAGTTATCCTTGAAATATCAAATCCAAGACTCATAGTTTTGGCAGGCTTGTTAAGTAACATTGCTGTTAATACAGCAAAAGGATATTCTGAACTTCTGCTCCATGCATTTTCAATTGGCGATCTGTCACCAAATTTAAAGTTCTTTGTTGCACTACTTATTTGGAAGTTTTTAGCATATCGACTATCTAGTGGTGATAGTAGTTTACCGCTGCTTGCAACAGGAATAAAATTAGTTAAACCAGTACGAGCATATTTAAGATCAATTCTTGTATTTTTAGGATCTGCAATTCGACCAGCTTCTAAATCTCTCCAAAGTACTAAGTTATCACCTGTATAAGGAGCCGGACCATAAACTGTATTCCACCAGCTTGGCTTAGTTGTTAAGCCTAACATTTCCCAAGGATGAGTATGCGGACGGTCTGTATCAAATGCTCTTATATACACACTTCTCCAAAATCCTGGATTTATATTTCCATCTGGAGATGTAGTATCTGAGTAGTTAAATGTCCAATTATTAGTTCTATCATAGAATGTATTATTAGTAAACGTTTCATTATTTAAATTTTGCTGTAACCATTGCTGGAAGTCTCCAAGCATTGTGTTATCGATTTCAGCTTTTGTAAATTCATTAACTCTAAACTCGCCGCCAATAAAGGCATTAATATCTAATCTATCAGTTGAATATTCAGCTTTAATATTATTAAAGATTCTATTTTCTAATTCTAATAACAGTTCATCTCTAAAGTCTTTATAAGCTTTAATGTAACTACCATCGTGTCCTCTAATAAATGCAACACCAATTGGAAACTCGTCAATTTCAATATTATCAGTTCCAGCAATAGTTGCACCAGTTGCTGGAATATATAATATCTTATTCATTCCTTTAAATGTATAGCCTTTCGATGCTGCGCCAGTGCCAGCTGCCACTTTAGTTGTGTAGACTGGATAGAACCAACCTCTAGTACCAGTTGCACTATCTTCGCCGTATACTTTAAACGGGCCTGTTGAAACTGGCTCAGTTGCAAGTACAGTATCGTCAATTGTTAATTCTGGATAGTACTTAGGATACAATCCTAGTTTTGTAGGAGTAGGAGCAATAAAGCTGCCATCAGTATTATCATATTCGTGTATTTCGATTAGATCGTTTTCTTTTTGTCCTGCGGCAATCGAAACGTACCCAGCTACATTAAAATTATAATCCTTAAGATATGTTAGTTGTACATTATTTAAATATATTGTTATTCCTGTCGAACTTAATACAGATAAACTAAAAGTATTAGTAATTGGATAATCTGTTACTCTTGCATCTAATACTGTATAATCAAGTTTGTTAGAAGGTCCATTAGGTATCATATCTGAGAAGTAAAATGGCTGCGACTTTATCTTATCATTATTAATTTCTTTTAACACTTTATCTACGTGGCCTTTGACTGGACCGTCATACCCTAAATTAGTAGCTACATCTAAAAATGTTTTCTTAAATCTAGAATACTCTTTTTTGGAAAACTTTAAAGCCTTTATAATATTATAGCTTTTGTTAGTTATATGATATAACGGTAGGTTAATTGGACCGCTGTGTTTAACAAACCGTTTTCCGTAATGATCTAAGTCGCCCAAGTCTCTTAGGTTGCTAGATCCAAGGTATGTGCCAGTATAGTTTGGAATATCTTCCAACATACTATCAACATGATCAACTACTTCTCCGAGTGTAAATTGCTTAACATCATCATTTAACGGGTTACGCTCCAAGTTATATGGAAATTCGTAATAGCCATTAGAATTTTTTATAGTTTTAGTGTCTGTTTTAATTTTAACAATATCGCCAACAGTTAAATCTTTATTAAATATAATAGCTGCGTTGTTATTAGTTTTATCAACTGTATAGTTTGTGGTAATTATCTGTAATTTATTATTAACAAATACTACAATTTTTAAATCAGTTAAAGTACTCGAGTTATTATACGCATCAATTACAAATTTATTAACTTGTAAGTCAGTAGCTGCATGTTCTTTTATAACAAACTGCTTACTTTTTGTAGGAGTACTACTAAAGCCGTTTACATAAGAATATGCAGTAAGTGATTTAAATTTCTTTAAGTATCCACTGCTAATTGACTGCGTAAATACTTCTGTATCTGTTTGATAGTTAAACGAATCGTTTAATAAATTAAAATCAAAGACAATATCGCCTGAGTTTACAATAGTCTTATAACTTAATGCAAATCCTAATTCAGTATCTACTACTCCTTCTCCGGCTGCATATGAGAATAATTTAGATCCTTTAAATGTAGTTGATCCGTAACTTGTAATATCACTAAAGCTATTTCCGTTTACATCAAATACATCAAATAATGGTGCTTGATTACGTGTAGTTTTTTCTTGTGCAGCAGCCCACTTTAAATTAGTAAAATGGTAACTTTTGCCTGCGTTTTTTACGCCTTGTGTAACTAATACTGTTTCGAGATCTAACGGTAAAGTATCAGTAGTTTCAATTAAACTAATTTGTCTTACATTACTAATTTTAACAAATTTAACTTGATAAATTTTACCACTAACACGGATGTCAGTATCTGCTGTAAACATAATACGCATGTTATCTGCAAGATTGACTCCGTCGATGTTGTAGCCTGTTTGTCCTTCAATAGTACTAAACACATCTTTAGTAAATGTATCTATTAAGTCAACATCTTGTTTTGCAGATGCTCCGAAGTTATTTAATTTTATGCCTGCTTCGAATTCAATAATAGGACGCTTGGCGCGGTTGGCTTCATCTACATCTCTAGGTAGCCCGTTATGTTCAAAACTTTTTAATATTACATCTTTGTGATGCCATCTATTATATCGACTCCATGCGTTTCTATCAGGCGTAGCCCTGTTAATAACAATATAATCTTGATTAGTTGCATAAGCTGTGGCATCTGTAAACGGTAATGTATCAAAGTTATCACTATCGTATGCCACACGCTTTGTATCACTATATGCTGCTGGAATAATTAAATCTTGATCTTTAATTAATTTAATTTTAGAGCCAACGCCTTCAACATACCAAGAATTAGTTTCGTATGTAACAGGTAGTATATCACCTTGGAATTTAATTTTCATTCCGTTTGATAAAACTACTCCGTTTGCAGTTGTATAAGTTTTCTTACCTATTATTTCTTGATCTATATTAAGGAATGTATTTTCCTCAATATCATAAACTCTAATAGCACTGCTAGTATCTACTGAATTTTTACTAATATAATATAATACATTAGGTGCGTTAGATGGAATAGTAAACTCAATGGTGCCTTTTTCAATGTATGTATCTGTAGTAACATTACCTAGTTCGTCATACATTGTTATACCATCAGTATAAAGTGTACTAACGTTAGTATCAACACTTACTCCTGGAGTAAACGTTCTACTAAGGGCAATTGATATCGGATGTCCTAAAGTGTCAATTGCAAAACGATATGTTTGTCCTCGGTAAAGTTTTAATGTTGGATTAACTGTAATTCCTTCATTAAATACATAAGCAATATTGTCGCCTTGGTCTTGAGTAGTAACAGTATAGGTACTAACAACATCTCTACTTTGCCCTCTAACTTGTATACTAAGTGGGCCGTTTGGCATCCAGTAATACTCACGGAAGTTTACAAATTTATCCCAATCAATGTTTGGGTTCCATGCATAGGTTTCTTGGTTATTTAAACGACTATGGTTATCTGTATTTGCTCCGTATACATTTAACTGACCCATATAATCATTATAGTCTTTATAAAAAGTTACATTATCGTATAAGTCTTTAATAACAGTAGCAGGTTCTAATTGATAGTTAGTCCTATTAACTGTTACATCGTCGATATAATTATCTGTAGCTTTGTATGCTTTGGCAGTTTTTCTGCCGTAATAACCATTTACTTTTTCAGCAACGCCAGGTTGTATAAGCTGGTCTAGTGTACCTTGTAGGAACTTTTTATTTGCTTGTGTTCTAAAAAACTTTGGTAGAAAATCACTTGAAGTAATTTTATTATTCTGGCCCGGAACAGGTAGGGCACTTTCGTTTTGATCATTCTTAGCCATTAGTAACTGTAGCCTCCACCTGAGTTGCTGGCGTTTCCGCCTGAGTTGCTGGCGTTAGCCAAGCCGCCGCCTGTTGCTGCTGTTGTAGTTGTAGTTGTAGTTGATGCACTGCTTGTAATTCCTGCTGTTGAAGCTGTTGACACTGTGTTAAGCACTGTGCCTGTTGCTTGTAAGTTTGTTGCAGTAATCTGATCTATTGTTTCGATATCAGTCACTTTGGCTGCGCTTGCAAATATTTCATCTGGCTCACTCTTAATTTCAAATAGGCTACCAAACGATTGTGTTGTTTGGCGCGGTACTATTAGTATACTTACCAGTTTCGGAGACAGCTGGTTTATGATATAGGCACTAAGCTCTTGGAAGTAAAAAGTCTCGCCAAAGTCCCAGTTTTCAATATCAAAGAATCTATTAATTGATTCAACAATGTCTGATTTAAGTTCATTATCGTTAGTAACAATATTTGTATTTTTAACAATTTTAAATTTAACTTGTAAATCAGGAGTTGCTTTGTCACCAAATAGTATCTTATACTTTACAGGATGATAAATTATTTCATCGCTAATACTTTTTATTTTGTTAATTGCAGTTCCGTAACTTCTAAACAATTCGTCATTGCTAGGCGGCTTAGGATTAACTATAGTTGCTCCACTAATATATTGTTTTACTTGTGTATCATACGTTTTCGATAAAATGTAAGTGTCAATAATATTACTTGCACTTGGGTCAATTCTATATCCGCTATCAGCAACGTGAATATAATGGAATTTTAAATCTGCTCTGCCAAAGTATGCTTTATAGTCTGTATTAATTGCTGTATTGTTTAGTGTTTTATTAAGCTTTCTAAATATAGCTTCGTTAATTAAGTAAAATATTTGTCCTTCAACTCTAGTACTATAAGGTGCAATAGCTGCTTCGTTTTGTACTACAATAATTTCAGCAGTTGTGTTTGCAAAATATTTAAAATCTTCTACACCGTCAGTTGTTGTGTATTTCTTTTGAAATACTAGTTTGTCTTTTGTAAGAATAGTTGTATCTTCTTCGCCTACTATTTGCTCAAAAATATCAGGATCGTCAACAACACCGTCATCGTCTAAATCAATAAACTGAATTTGTATTTTACGACTATCCAAGTATCCTTCTGTATCTCGATATGCATCTGTAATAGTCCAATTAAAGTCTCTTGTAAATGGAGTTAATGCGCCTGGTTTACGGTTAATATTTAATATATCAATTTTGTCTCTAACAATTTGTCCAGTAGTCGGATCATACACTTTATCAGCACTGTCAAAGAAGAATCTAATTTCGTCTGCACTTTCCATTACATATCTTAAATTGCGATATGTAATAGTATATTTTTCGCCATCAGTTTTAAAGTATAACATCCAACTAGCATCTAAATTTGCGCCAGTGATATCACCCGCTTTACCTGTAGCAAATGTAGTTAATGTATTAATATTTTCGTCTAATATTAGTTTCCACTGCCTGTCATACTGGTCATAACGTAATGCAAAGTCGTGGTAGTTAAATGCCTGGTCAACTAACTGAGTTTTAATATCATTAATTAATACTTTAGAATAATTAGGTATAACCTGTTGTAATATTGCTCCTGTAGGAATAATATCATTAAGTACTATAGGAGCAATACCATCTTCGTCTATTACAGTTCCATTGCCTACTACAGACACTACCTTTGACCACTTATATGATGTTTTACCTAAATGATCACTTGCACCATCGGTCATTAAAGTACCATTAGGCATAAAGTGTTTACCTGTTGGAGCAACAAACTTTAACATTGTTCCAGCTTCTAATAAGCGCAAACTGTTTGCAGTAAATGTACCTACTGTATAAGAGTTGCTGTCAACATCTTGTAATAACCCTAATGATTGATTTGTGCTTGTAGTTGATTGTGCCCAAGTTGCGCCGAGGTCACTAACAATAATTTTTGGATACTTTGAAAAGTAAAAGTTTTGTGTGCTAATATTACTTAAAATAGATTCAATAGTATTATATATTACACCTTCAATATCTGTTTGAGTTGCAAATGTAAATGTTTGTTTTTCATCAAACTCTTCTTTATAAATTACACCGTCATCAGCAAACAGGCTAGTGTTTGAATATTTGCCGCTGGCGTCTTTCAAGTCAAAGAATCGACTTATACCACTCGAAATTCTATTTGAACTTTTAGTCTTAATAATATCTTGACTAATTGCTAAAGGCCCAATATTATAATCTTCACCTGTAATTAATCTATTTTGTGTGTAATAAGTTGCAGGTGCATTTTGCTTAATTTCTGCATTAGTTTCTGTTGCAGCACCGTTAGCTACAGTATAGTTTAATTTAAGTCCAATGGTAAGAGTTTGCGCTGTTCCATTTCTTGACTGATATGGTATATCAATACTTACTGTACTAATTGCACTAGGAGTTATTACACTTCTTACGTTATTACTAGTTCTATAATATGCTCTAAAGTCTCCAGCTGGTAAATTACCAAATACGCCGTCACTAAACACTAAGTTAATTCTATCACCGATACGTGTAGTTACTGCAAATACATCTCTAGTTTTATTAAACAAACTATTGTAGATAACATTGTTGCCTTCTGTAGAGTCAATTTTTGTCCATTCGTTGTTCTCATAGCCTGCGCTGTTTACTGAAAACAGCCAAACATCACTATCATTAATATTCTGTGCATCAATCTGAACTGCTTGATTAGGTGTCGGATTAGCTACTGCAAAATCTCCTGTTTCAATCTTGCCCTGGCGGAAATGCATAAAGAATCCTGTGTTAGTACTACCAGCTCCTTGACCATCATCTCTAAACAAAAATGCAGGACTGTTGCCTGGTAATGGTGCTTCTTCAATTATATCGTCTGTTGATATATCAGTACTTACTACTTCAAAACGTGTGGTTGTGCCTTCAATACGCTTAGTAAACGGATATACTGCTATACCAGTGTTTGTAGCATTTATGCGATATTTTTGTGTTTGTACATCTGCGATTAATGCAGACTTTAAAGGATTGCCAATTGAGTTCGACAACGGCAATGCTGAATTCATAATCTTAACAAACTGTTCAAAATAGTTTGTGTTAGTTTGGTCATTCCACTTAACAGTAATTCCTGACATGTTTAAACCATTACTATCTAAAAGATTTTCAGTTGTTTTAATTGTATCGAATTTAAGTAATCCGTTTGCTGCTTGATTACGCTTAGGATTATAAGACAGCATACGTGCTAAACGCAATACGCTTTCTCTGCGCTCTGCTGTTTCAAGGAAGTTTTCACGAGCGTTTAAATCAATACGGAATGATAAGTTTTGCCCAAGGAAAGCAATCATATCAATTAGCGCAAGATATTCACTTGACTCGATGTAATCGTTAAAGTCTTCTGGATAGTTTTGACGCAGATAATTAATCATTGTGCGTCTTAGATTATCAAAATCATAGCTTTGGAAATCAGCGTTTCTAAAACTTTGGTATATTCTTTTCCAGTCCTCAGCTACTAAGAGCCTCGACTGTCGATCATTTGCAGACATATCAGTTTCCTTGTTTACTAATGTATTTACCTGAAATGATAATGTGTGTATTTAATTTCTATGCTTGGAGTAAACCGTTGTCTTTATCGAATTTAAAGCGCAATTGATCCGTTACACCGAATGGAAGAAAAGATATAGTACAATCTATTTGAATACCTTGTTCATAAGTATCAATTTCAATAGCACTTGCTTGTATTCTAGGATCATAATTAATAATACGGGTAACGTCTTCTATAATTGCTTCTTGTACTTCGGTAGTAAACGGTTCATACAAAATATCCCAAATAATAGTACCAAATGTAGGATCACTTAACTTTTCAGTTTGACGTATGTGAAAGTGGTTTATTAAGTCTTGCTTAATAAGTTCAAAGTCATATATGCTAAAACTTTTAGTATCTGCAACTGTAGAGAAGCCTCTATATTTTCTACCAGAACTTGCTGTCTCAGTGGGTGCATTTACTGTTACTCTTTTGTATAGATTTTTTTCTAATTGACTCATACTGTATTTACCCTTTATGCTGTGCCACTAGTTTGCGATACTGTGGTTGTAGCAGCACTATTATCTGACGGTTCTGATGTTGGCGGATTGTTTTGTGCTATAAGAATTTCTTGTTCTAGAGAACGTAGTGCATCTGCTTCTTCATTATGCATTCTATTAACAACACTTTGTCTAACAGAAGATGTACTACTTCTAAAGTATCGCATGCCATTATCTGCTCTACGCTCATTATACACTGCTCTAATTATTGCTGCATCAGTTGGCTCAGCTATGCTTATTGGGGTGGGCGGGTAACTTAAACTAGCAAGTGCTCGTTTAAATACAGTTCCTGAGCCGCCTACACCATGTTGAATAGAAGTAGACCATACAACATTTTTTACGGTTTCAGATCGTAGGTTAGTATCAAGTGTAGTTCTATTTGTAATTTTCTTATAAGACGGAATATAATATTTAAGTACTGCATAGTTGTGCTGTGCTTCCACTCCTAATGCAGAGCTCATAACTTGTTTCCAAGCTGCT